CGGCTGACGCCAAGATTCAGATTTATCGTAACCCGTTGAACTTAACAGTTCTCCCTTTGGGCCGTAATTAAGTATCGTCCCACTGTCTTCGCCCGTTCTCAGATTTACCTGATACCCTGCAAAGTTACCTTGTGGGTCGTAATCAACATTTTGCTCATAATTTATACCGTTATCGGTTTGGCCTTTCATGCCGCTAATCGTGTAATACTGCGGCTTGTTATATCCAAGAGCCTCTGCCTGCTCTTCTGAAAGGTCATACCCGGGGTTTAAATCAAGGAATGTCCTTGGGGTAACGGTATATTGTCCAAATTGTGTTTGTGTTGGCGATTTAAGCGCGAGTTGAAACGCCTCAAACGGGGATTTTGGTTGCGCCGTTTGAGAGACTGAAGGCTGAGTAACACTGGGAATATCGCCAGTTGTTTCCTGCGCCCCTGCCTGTTGAAGGTTCTGGATCACATCCGCAGGTTGGGGTGCCTGCTTGTTTAAAGCAAGGTCAAATGCAGCATCAACGGCCTGCTGCGGGGCAAACTCCGGGGCCTGCTCAAGTCCTTCAGGATCAAGCACCCTTCGGAGTTGGCTTTCCACATCCCCGCCAACTGCCATGCCGACCGTGGGCTCGTTCCTTTGGACGTAATTAAACATCCCAGACGGGTTCTGGTCATCCCCAAAAACGCCATCCCCAACGGTCAGGTCATAATTGTTCATGGCTTTTCCTTACTGCGTCAGGTCAAAGAAAGACAAAGACCCAAGCGCATCGCCCGTTGTGGCCCCGGAAACTGTCCGAATCGCCACGGTAAAGATGTCACTGACCCCGGCAATCGACGCCCCCAACTGCAAATCCCAGTTGTAGTCGTTGGGGAAACTTGTGCTGCTCGTGCCCCCGGCGGTGTTGGACGCAAGATAGTCGGATTGAACAATTGTCCCGCCCGTTGTGGCTGTGGCGGCCACATCAAACTCGACGTTGGAGTCTGACGGCACTGTGGCTGCCCAAGTCGCTCCGGTCAGCGTCGGGTTTTTAATCAGAGCAATCTCGTAGTTCTGACTGGTCGTCGGCAGAGCCTGAACCCGGTTTGGCAGCACTACCGCACCCGTTCGCCCGGAGGCCAGACGGATGGACACCAAGGGAAGGAAGGTCGTCCCGATGGTTCCCAAGACTGTGGTGCGACGCGCCACATGGTCAATTGATGTCTGCTCAAACCCGCCCTCGGACACCACCGAACAGCAGATTGCCTTCATGGAGGCCGCCAACGCCGACGATGTGCTGATCTCGTACCGCACCGGCAGGATCGCGGTGGTCATGTAGACGTTCGTGATCTCGTTGGCATTGTTGAAGGTGTGGCAGACGATGTACTCACCATTGATGATGAAGCCGCACCGGACTGATCCAACCCCCAACCACTCAAAGTCCATCCACAGAATCTGGGCCTTGGATGGGTCAAGGGTATACCCTGATGCCCCGGTGCCGTCCAACTTGTCGCCGTTCCAACTGGATTGATTAACCGTCCGGGCGTCGGACACGGAGCCGGTCACATAGGAGCGCAGGACAAAGGAGTAGGTGCCGTCCACCCGCTGGAAGAACACGCCGTTCTGGTCGTTGTAGTAGCCCACCCTTTGGGTCAGGTTCAGGCTCTGGCTGCTGTCCATCACAAAGGTGGCAAGGACAAGCAAACCCTTACCCGGCTGATACGGGAATGAGCGGTAGGACTGCCGAAGCACCGATCCGACCCCGGCCCCGGTGACCTCCATCTTGACCGCAGCCTCGTTGGACAGGAACGATGTCGTGCCCGTTCCGGTCGTTGAAACATCAAATTGATTGTCTGCGGCGTAGCGGTTCTGGCTGTCAAACAGCGTGTAGGGTTGGCTGACCCGCTGACGCCCGAAGGCATCAAGGTAGGTGGGCGGCAACGACACCGTACCGCTGATCGGGAGTGTGGAAGTTGTTGCCATGAGTTTTGCCAGAAAAGCGTCTATCCGGTTGAAGTACAGGCGCAGCACATTGCTGTACTGATCCTGATACTGGGCGTTCCACTGGGGCGGGGCCAAAGGAAGATTGGGGGCCGCAATCCTGTCCAGTTCATAGTCTGTGGTGACAATCAGGCTCATCGGCGGCCATCCGGCTTGATGTCAATTCTGGGAGCGCCCAACTGCCATGTCGTGTTGAGTTGGTTGGAGTCGATCTTGAAGATCATCTGCCGTCCGCGCACCCGGGTGTAGATCTGCCCCGTGAACTCCTCCGTGATGACGTAGGTACTGCCCTTGATCACGTTCTGGTTGGCGTTGCTGATCGAACCCGACCCCGAGTTGTACAGCCCATACAGGGTCATGTTGACCGTTGGGGATGCGGAGGTGGAGTTGCTGAAGGTCAGATCCGGCAAGACCCGCCACACGAATCCAAAGTTATGACCATCCCCGATGTCAAACTCTGACGAAGAAATGTAGGAGTTCAGCGGGAAGTCGGTGGTGTCTACCCGGTCGTTTAAACCAACCTCGTGGTTGAGAAGCCTGCTTGTCTGGGCCGTCGTGTCGTAGATCGCGGCAACCGGGTATGACCTGAGACCCGAATCAAGCCATGCCGTCCTGTTGGTCGGGGCGGTCGGATTCTCAGAGTTGAAAGTCCCGTAGTACCAGATTCTTTCAAGATAGTTGTAAACAACGTATCTGTTGTTCTGGGGATTGGCCCCCTGTCCACTTGAGCAGTAGAGCCACCAGACCTCGTTAAACGCCTCATTCGTGCCGGCGTAGACCTGAGTTCTCTGGCTGAGATCAAAGTCGTTGAAGACATACCGGCGAAGGTCGCAGTTGAGGGTCTGAACCCGGCCATCGTAGGCGTAGAACTTGTCAATGCCCATCCAGTAAACGACGCCCGATCCGATGACCGCAGCGTTTGGCCCGGCAATCGAGACGTTGTCACCCAGAAGGGTTGTAGACCACACCAGAGGAGGCGTCACATACTGGAGACCGTAAACGGCGGAATCGGTAAACACCAAGATTTCCTGCCGGGTCTGCACCGATGTGACGATCTCTGAGCCGTGGGACAGCCTGACATCGCCCGCCTGATTCGTGGCATCAGGAGTCCAGACAAGCACATTGTCCTGCCCAGACCACCGGATCAGCATGGGATCCAGCGTTGAAGACCCGTAGTCGTTGCAGCCCATTGCAAAGACAAACCTGTTTACATCGCTGACAAAGATCCCGTTCTGGACGGTTGGGACATCCACAAGCAGGGAGATCGAGAACGTGCCGCTGCCGGCCCCGGTCACATTGACCAACGCCCCGGCAGAATCCAAAAGGTTGGCGGTCAACCCGGCAACGTTAAACAGGTAGTAGGTCGTGGCTGCGCTGATGCCAGTAGGAAGAGTTCCCCCACTGGAGACCGAAAACTGGACTGCCGTGCCTTCGGACAAAGTCTTGGTCAGCGTTACCACGGTCGGAGAAGCCACGGTAAAGGTGACCGTCCCGCCAAGGGTGTTGAGGTTTACACCACGGGCAGACAGACCGGATGTGGCATCCCAGTAATACATCCCGCCACCGCGAGGGCCATAGATCAGATCCTCGCCGTAGTTGTTCTGGCTCCAGATTCTGATGGTGGTCTGGGTGGCTGACGATGTGTAGCCCCAAGTCCCGCTACTCCATGTCCCAATGCCCCAGCCAGTTGCTGCGGTTGATACAGAAGAACCGACATTCAATTGATACGCCGCCACAACCGCAGCCCCGCCGCCCGGAGAGCCTGCAATTGCCGTGGCATTGGGGGTGACCGACAGTTGAATGGTGTAGGTGTTGGCGTTTACAACCGTGACCTGAAACTCTTGGTTTAGAACTGCCGCAGTGACGTTTGTGCCGCCACCGCCGATGTCCACAGCCCCGCTGAAAGTCACAAAATCCCCAGTCACGCATCCGTGATTGGTGTCCGTCACCGTGACCGTCGTTGAACTGGTCAAGGCAAACGGGTTGTTGTTGATGGTTGAGGATTCCCGAATCGGGGTAATGTCGTAGTATGTGAAATCCTTCTCAATATAAAACTTGAGATTTGTTCCAATACCAAGCAGGTTGGCTCCTAGAAGGGTTACCCAATTCCACAAAGACCGGCAAACACCCTTAAATGTATTAATTGAAAGGGGAATCCACCCGCCAATGGTTTCGGGATTACCCTGACGAAACCGGATCTTGTCGCTCTCGTACCAGCCGCCCTCGGTGGTGTAGCGGGTGTTTTCTCTGTTTACACCGGGCTTGAACAGTATCTTTTGAAGCGGCATGACCGTATTCTCGTGTCAAGACAAGAAAAGGGCAATCTCGGCTTCCCGGCGTTTGACCAAACCGGGCAGCACCTTACCCGCTGCGGTGACATGGTTCCTGAAGGCTTCCGCCGCACTCTCCCATTCGCCCCGGTTGGCCCTCATCCTGATCTGGCTGCGCTGCAAGCCGCCTAGCCCACAGTTATAGGAAAAAGATACCAGAGCGTCAAAGCGGCCTTGATGCCCAGCCACACCGGGAACAAGTCGAAGAACACCGCGTTCAAAAGTTGCGACATCAGCGAGGAATAGTTCGTCAATCTCGGTCTTCGTCCAGACACGGTTGTCCTCCGGCTTGAGCGGCATTTCTTTGCGGATCATTCCCTCGTAGCCTTCCTTGCGGACTGCCGGGAGACTGATCTGGTTCTGGTACAGGACATGACCGTAGCCAATCGTCCAGATGAAAGCAGGGCAAAGGTAGGGCTTGGAGCGGAACCCCTCCCACCTGTGCATCAGAGCCTCGCCCTGCTTGCTGAGTTTCACTTCTTACTCCACTGGCGGCTTCCGAACCAAAATCCGATGATTCCCCCGAGCATTGCCATCTCGTCGTCCGAGAAGATCAGGGAGGAATACTTCAAGACATCGTCGATGTTCTGGATCAGCCCGGGTTGGTTCCACAGGTAAAACGCCATGAAGGCATTGATTGCGACCAACTCAAAGACGAAGATGTAGGTCACGGTTGGGCGCACAGTCCCGACATAGGACGCCACCCACTTGGATGCCTTGTCCAACACCTTCTGGTCGTGGGACAGAGCCGCCTCGGTCATCCGGGCGTCCGTCTCCATCGCCACCTGTTCAGACCGAATCTCCTCAATACGCTCCTGAGCCGCAAACCCTTGGGCAGCAAGCGCCAACTCCCGCTCCATCTGCATTTGCATCAGGCGCAACTCATGGGCTTGGTCGGCCTTGTTCTGGAAGAAGTCGAGGAGTTTGGGCAGACCGCTGATGAGCAGACCGCCAAGGGTTGAGAAAAGAGAAAGCATGGTTACTCCCTGTTGGCGGTGACTGAGTCGTCACCCTTGGTTACCGTGACCTTGTCGCCTTGAACGGTCACCCGCATGGGTTGCTCGGGCTTGTCGAGCCGATCCAACTTGTCGATCAGGCTCTTGATGACCACAAACTCGGGCTTCTCTTCCTTCACACTGGCCCCGGCAATCCCGTTGAGCATGGAGATCAGAGCGGTCAGCGCAGCACCGAGAAGGCCCATCACGGCGGCGATCTTCTCGTTTTCAAGGACGATGGAAGCGCCCACCCCGATCACCACGATGGCGGTGATGTAGGCCAGTCCGTGCTTGCCGATGGCTTTGCCCGCCACATCCTTGGCGGTGCTGTTGGCCTCAAGGCGGTTGAGTTCCGCCTTGGCTTGCTCCCGCAGCAGAGCAATCTTTTGGTTCAGGTCATTCATTTTTACCAAGCCCAAATGAACGCCGCACCATCGCCACCCCTACCGCCTCCGGTCAGAGCGTCCTCTCCAGCGCCGCCACCGCCACAACCAATACCACCTTGACCACCATTCCCACCGGCTGACTCAGTCGTTGCGCCGCCGCCTCCCGCTCTACCCACCAGAACAGGCTGAGTAAAGAAGAAGCCATCTTGCCCGGGGTTTGTACTATTGGCGGTGGCAGCAACGGATGTTGGATAACCAAAATTCACGGCCACTGTGGGGCCTGCTGTTCCTTGAACCCCCGATCCACCGGCACCGCCAGACAAGAATGTGGTTGCTGAAGCCGTTGACGAAATATTTTGATTGGCACCGTCCTGACCCGCAATACTGCTGTACAAACCCGAAGAACTAAAAGGTGTTGCAGCAGACGCGGCACCTGCTGTAGCGCTTGCCGCCCCGTTGGCGGTCAGCAAGGTGTAGCCCGTTCCATCCTTCTGTTGATAAATGACAGTGGTGTTCCCACCCGCAGCGGCGGCAGCGCCACCTGCACCCACGGTAATTCGCAGGACATCAGGAATGAACATGGCAGGGCCAAGCCATTGCGTGACTGCGCCTGATCCACCACCCGCCCCACCCGCCGATACGCCTCCGTTTCTCCCGCCCGCACCCGCGCCAATCAGCATGATCCTGACCATGCTTGCCCCACGGGGCTTGACCCAATTAAATACGGTCGGGGTTAGCAAAACACCGCTGCCAAAAAATTCTTGGTAGTTGGCGTTTTGTGGGGTCGGGGTATTGAATAGGTCAAGCATGGCGTTACCAAGAAATGATTACCGCAAGACCGGGGCCACCCGGTAAACCGTACCTTGTTGTGGCGGAAGATGTAAAGGCACCATTTCCACCACATCCAAACCCTGCATACTGTGCCAACGCATTGCTTACAGTAGAGGCACCGCTAAGTGATCTGTTCGTTCTACTGTTAATTATTGGGCTAATAATGTCGTACCCTTGACCATTTGATCCGGCAGGATACCCATAGTGCCCCGTAACTATGGCACCAGACCCCCCATTGCCTCCAATCACAAATATGTCTGTTGGTAAAGTCTGTGCAGTATTCCCTGTCGCTCCGGCTTGCCCTGTAGTTCCGTTTGAGAGCCCCAAGGCTCGAAACGCAGCACCCACCGT